CCCCAGTAAAAGTCGAGTCCGCTGTTGTGGTTCCGTTGTATACTTGCGCAACGTCTGTGCCGTTTACGATGAACAAACGGTTAGCGAACACCGTCGTTTGACATGCGTTTTCTGTAATAGGAGTCGTGCCCGTGACGGTAGTTGTAACTCCTCCCACCAACGAAAAGATGTTTCCGCCGCTAATTGCGACAAGCTGGGTTGATCCGCTCTGCAAGGGTAGCGATGTTAGGGTCTTAACCGTCAACGCAGTCCCGAGGTCGTCAAGCTCAACGTACCCCTTGCGCATCTCTGGTGCCGTCGGAGCCGGAAACAAGTTTATCAGGTCCAACGCAAATTGAGGCTCCATCTGGTCGATAGGTGTGACAAGATCGAGCCCTCCGAACGGCGCTGGCAGTGTTACCGACTCGACGGCCATTTGCTACCACCGAAGTTTTCGACGAAGTCCGCCAACTGCTGCGCCGCCTAAGCGTTCAGGTCGTCGTAACGGATTTCCACGGAAAAGGTTGTTGTCGACGACGGCCTCGCCCATTTCGCGAGCAGTATCATAGTCGGACTCAACCACGTTGCCGACTCGTCTTCCCATGCCTTCGGCCATTTGCTGCGGATACTGAGTTATTTGACCCGCTACCCGTCCGATATTAGCTGGTCCCATCTCCCGCTCATATTGCTGCATCGCTTGCTCGCGAGTACCATATACCCCTGGGGAAAGCCGGAATCGACCGCCCTGATTTCGACTTGGCCGATAAACGTCTTCAAATCGCTGCCCTTGTCCGCCCAAAAAGCCTGGCGCCCCTTCGACCTCCAAATTAGGCGTCATATTGACCCGATCCGCAAACGCTTCACCGCTGCCACGGCCGATTGATTCAATGAGGTTGTCGTAGGCTCTGCCGCCATCAACCGGAGCCATTCCTTCACGCCATCGAGCTGGCCCCTTGTTCATCGCATCTTCCAGCGCACCAACGCCACGATCAAACTGTTGAGGTCCACGTCGCATCCCTCGATCCGACATTCGCTCTTGTGCTCTTTGCAGTCCGCCATCGGCTCGACGATATACGCCTGGACTGACTCGCACCATCTCCTCTCGGCCACGACCGCCTCTCGGTGCCTGTGGTCTCTGCCCTGGTCTTCTCTCTAGTGCTGTTCTGCGTGCCATTATGCCTCTTTCCGTTTTGTTTCCTTTTTGCCTGGTTGTTTGTATGCCCGCTCAAGCGCCTGCCTCATCGACTGACCTCGAACAAGTTTCCCCTTGTCATCTCGATACAAGCCCGCCGACTGCCGAGCCACTTCGCCCTTTGCCGCCCGTGCTGTTTTTGCTGCCGTCGTTCCTGGTGCTGTTGGAGCGCCTGGAGCGCCTGCCGGTGCGCCATCAAACAACTTTCGAGCGCCTCCAAGATAGTAGTTGTACTGACTGTCATTAATTCGATTTTCGCCCTTTGCGGCGTCAAGTTTCTCCTTGATTTGGTCGTAGGTAAAACCCTGCTGCCTAGCGAAATGCTTCATGTTAGCCGCTGCAACGGCTGGATCGTTGTTGGCGTTTGAGATAGCGCCCTTAGCATACATGATTGATATATTGCTGTTGTTTTGGCCGACGAAATTGTAACCGGCCACCAATGCGTCGGAAAGCTCGACCGCCTCTTTCCATGCCTCTGGATTAGCTGCCGCAATCTTGTCAATTTCCTTCCACTTTAAGGTCGATCCGTCCTTGCCAAAATCGTACGTGCTGCCGTCGGCAAGCGTGCCCATATAGTTATCGTCGAGGATTTTGTTCTCTTTCAATCCTTTTCGAATTGCATCGCGAGTCGCTTGCGCCTTGTTTTTCGAGCTGCCGAACTTGCTACCCAAATATCCAGCGGCGAGTCCAATCGCTGCGCCGATTGCCATACCAACCGGACCGGCTGCCGACCCGTATATTGCGCCCGCCGCTGCTCCACCGAGACCCGCTCCGGCACTGAGACCACCAACGGATGCCGCAATATCCCGTTGTTTGCCCGCTGCCATGTTACCCGTCATTTCGGCGGTTTGATAAGCACCATACCCACCGGCCAAAAGGTTTGCGCCTGGCACTACCGTTGCGCCCAATGTGCCGGTTCCCGTTGACATAGCGCCAGTTGCCGCCGCAAGGTTGGCTGCTCCGGCGGTTCCGTAAATGCCTGCTCCGGCGTAATCTTTATTCTGCGCCGCCTTGTATGCGCTGTAGAGCTGCGCCGCTCCTGCTGCTCCCTGCCCAACTTTGGCCCAGTCTACACCGGCAAGAAATCCGGCATCGGTCTGAGCGGTAGGCGGAAGGCTCTGGACGGCTCCCTTCGGAGCAACGATTGTGCCGCCATTTGGAGCGGACCCCACGGCCTCATAGCCACTAGGAATCGACCCGCCCTGGGGAACTACATTCCCCTGGGGGACCGTCATCGCCTGCTGTAATGCCCCGCCTAAAGGCGCTCCGCTGCCCGCTGTGCCGCCCGCTGTGCCGCTAACGGCTCCGGCCCCACTGGTGGCATCCGCAACCGGTTTCGCAACGTCTGCGGCCTCCTTGGCTGGAAATAAAGCCCTGTAAGCTTCTTTGCCAACATAAGCTCCGGCGACGGTTCCGCCAACTTGTCCAAGCTGGCCGGCCTGCCGTGCTCGACCCGACTCTTTCGCCTGCTCCTGCTGCATCGCCTGTAGTCCGCCTGGACCAAACGCCATTTCCGCCGCTTGGGGTCCACTGTATCCCTGTCGTCGAAGCTCCTGATATCGTGCGAGTTTCTCTTGATAGCTTGCCATGCTCTAAATCCATGTTCCAAAAATAGCCACGCCGCTTCGAGCAAAAAGAATGGTTTGTTCTGGACCTCCTGCCCAAAGATTCTTTCCAGGATTTTGCCGACTGAAATCCTCGTTTAGTTGCAAAGCGTATCGCGGTTGGATCGTTGTTAAGCCGTGAATCTCTGCAAAGCGTTCCATCATGCCCAACTCGAGCGTTTTGGGATTAAACAAGGTGACGTCTGTATCGGCGAGGAAATCGTTGTATGCTCCATCGTAATACGTCCAAGACACGCCGCCATCGCTCACGGTGCCGCTGGTATGCGTTGGAGGAGTTGCGCCGGTCGTGCCGCCGCCTGTCGTGACGTAATAGTTGCCGTTGTAAAAGGTATAGCTGTTAGCTGTGTAAATGACGCCCGTTGCCCATGTCTTTGGCCGAGCGCAACGGTCCATCATGTACTCAAAGATGATGATCTGACCGGCGTTTGCGGACGTCGGCGTTGGCGATATCAAAAGCTGCGTGTTTGAAATCCCTCGGATCTGGAACTTTTGGTATACGGTTGTGTTTAGTCCGTAGCCTTGAATTTCGGCGTATTCCTGCTCGGTAATAGGACCAAGTACCCGCCATCTGGTCGACTGATTCCAAAAAGTTTCGTAATGATAATAAGAAAAAGCCGTCGGAAGACTGTAACTCGCCTGCCCCGCAACAAGAGTTATTGAGCTGGACGCATACAACAATGGCCACGGATACTGCTCTGCCATTTCGCGATTGACGCGATTTGCTATCGTCAAAAGCTGCTTCGTTGTCGTGTCGGTGCTTCCGACGGCTGTTGGTGCTACGGTATAACCCGCCTCATTTGCCACGTTTTGAATGTAGGAAATGAGGGTCATTCTTTAGTCCGTTGATTGCCGTTTTCGTGTTTTTGGAGGCGCTGGTAAGGTAACGTCCTGGTCCTCATATTGTTCTGCCGCAATTCCCATTCCCTGCGCAACATAAAACGTGTTGCCCATTGAATTACCCTCCGTCGCGTTTACTCGTTGGATAAGCATAGCCAAGTCCCGCTCAAGCTTTTCGGTACGCTTTCGCTCACGCTCCAACTGTTCACGCAAGCTCACGATCTCGTTCTGAGGAGCGTTTGCCGCCTCGATCCATTCTTTCGCTTTCTTAACGAACTGAGACAACGGACCGATCCGTCGTTTGATATCGTCGTTCGCCTCGGCCAACTGCTCAACTGTCCGAAAGCCCATGTGCTGAAGCTCTCGCATCGCCGTACCTGGTAGCAACGACCACTCCATCAACGGCGTGCCGGCCTGAACGGGTTCCGATCCTGCCTTAAAACGAGCGTATTCCTCTGGGTACTCCTGCACGTCGCGAGGCTCAACCGCCCTAACGGTTTCGTCCATTCCTGGCCACTGTATCGATATCGATTCGACCTCGTCGAAAATCGGTCGGCCTGCGTCGTAAGTCTTTTGCACGTTTTGGTTGTATGCGTAAAAGAACTTTACGTTGGCGCCACGGTATCGCTTCTGGGGCTGATTATAGCCGCTCATCTGTTGCTGAACTTGCTGCCAATCAAAGTTTGTCATGTATCCTCACCGTAAACGGGCTTTATTGCCCAAGGTTACAATACACGATCTACACCATAGTGAATACACTAACCGAACTGATCGGCCCGCCTTGTGTATGATAGCACGTAATCCGACCCGACGGCACGACTTCCGAGTTGGTCATCCACACGTTGATCCCTGGCGTGTTGCTAAGTATGAAAACAGGATTAGTCGCCGATGGAGTTAAACTTGTGATCGTAATCCCTCGAAAACTGATCGCTATTGGCGCAGCGCTGTTGTTTTGAATCATCAAAAAACGACGATCATTTTGCTGACCCAAAAGCTGCGTGCTGTTTCCGCTCTGGATCGTCGGATTGACGCCATCAAGAAGTCCCGCTGTTATTGGCATAAATCACCTACGCATATTGAACGTATTCAGTCGCCGATACTCGGAAGAAAACGCCCAGTCCTGGAGCCGCTAACGTGACCGCTGTACCCGCTCCGCCTGGCGCGATTCCTGTGATTTGGCTCGAACTGTTGAGAGGATATACCTCCAGTGTTTCCACCGCATCGGCGTTTGAAATAAATATTGGAAAGCCGACCGGACAATCGGGAAGTTTTACGCCCGATCCTGCTGGCGTCGACGTGATGGAAGCCGAGAACGATGTAAGCTGCAAAGCGTTTGCAATCGTCGATCCCGTTGCTGTCAAACCACTTGCGGTCGCCAAAGTCGGAGCCGCTGAGGTTGTGAAAGTTGCTATCTGCTCCGCTACCTTTGCGGGAACTCCAAGACCAATAAGATTCGAATCGAGCGCCATTGTATATCCTTAAAAATGTGGGGAGGGTTCCCCCTCCCCGTTTCGCTTTAGTTTATTTTTGCGTGACCAACTGAAGCAAGCTCCACCGCAGCCGCTGGGGTAGTACCTGCTACGCCGACAACATACGCGATTTTAACCGCTGCACCCGATGAGTCATCATCAGCGATACCAGCATTCGCCGTTGTATAAAGGTTATTTTTTGCAACATAACCTGCCGCAACTTTACCTTTAATACCACTACCAGTGCCGCCGCCGTTCAGTCCACCGACCCACACCCAACCGTATTCGTTGTCGGCAAATGCTACTTGAGCAACTCCGATCGCAAGCGTGTTGGTTCCGTCGTTTGTTTGATTGACCATAACCGCCTGACCGTCGTAGTCAACTTTGACCCAACCATACTGATCGATTGCGCCATCGGCCTGAACAAACACAAACTCGCCAACCGGTGAACTTCCCACGTCTCTTACCTTTGCGGGAAGATGTGGATATTCATCAGTTGTGAATGTTCGTGTGTAATTTACACCAAAAGATCCTACCTGTGACATTTCTCTTTCCTCCTATGATTAAGCGTAAATAACCGCCTGAAGCGCAGGAGCCGAGCAACACAAGTTTCCTTCGCAAAGGATAACAGTGAAGAAAGCATCCTGGTCAACTGGTCGAGCCATCTCGTTCTGCAACGGTTTGAAATCGGCTCCACGACGCATGTCGAAAGTCCAATATTTCAAGTTGAGAAGTCGGATTGAGTTTGTCTCTAACTCTGCCGAGCCGTATCCACCATCAAAGATGAAGTCGGCGCCGTCATAGTTAAGAACTCGAAAGCCTGCCTCGCCCTTCTTGGTCGGAGCCTGAATACGCTGGATCGCTGTCAACGAGCTGTGGAGGAACTTCCACGCTGTTCGACCGCAAATACCAAGCTTCGGCATCTCATCGCCCCGAGTTACCTGGGAAATGGTATCCGAGATAGTCTCCTGAACGTTTGTCGACGAAAGAGTTGTGTTTACCGCTACGTTTCGCGCCCAAAGGTTTGCAGCACGATCAATTCCGCCGTAGGTTCCGGAGGATGGAGAGGTCGACACCGCCTTCTTCAAGCCGTCAAACTCAAGACCGCCGAAACCAGTGCCATCGCCACGGAGTGACGTTGATACTGTGTTCTTCAATCGCGAAATTGAAGCCTTGATTTTGTTTTCTACTACGTCAAGTAGCTGTGCCTCGTCACGGTTGGAGCGACGCTCGAAACCGCTGATTGCCATCGGCTCATAACACTGCTTGATCGCAAAACGAAAAGCAGTCATGTCGTCGATTGCATTCAAGTTGAAGCTTGAGTACCCGCTGTAGAATCCGCCTTGCGCATCATCGTTGTACATGACTGGCTTGCGTAACTCATATCCGCCGGTAAAGCGTCGAACGTTGCCCTCGTCGTCCATATACTTCAAGACGGGGTTGTGATGTGTAATTTCGTCCGCAATCTCGTCCGATTGATCGAACAAGGTTGTGACGATTGCTTCCTCTAAAGTTGCCATTTGTTTAATCCTTTTTAGTCGAGCCCGTTAAGGCGTCTACGTAAGTTTTCGCGAAGATCCCGTATGCCTAATCGAGGGGAGCCACTGCCTACGCTGCCCGATACGGCCCTGGATGCGGCCTTCGCCTTTTTTACTGTCTGAGTCTGCGTCTTTATTTGTGTGGCCGCTTCGAGTTTCCCCGCCAAGCTGCTGAACACCGGATCGCCTTTGACAACGTAGTTGTAGGCTGTCTCAAGAATCTCTTGAGGGGAGCCCGCCTGCTGTTGTGTCAAAGCCGACACTATCGGAGCCATCTTTTCCTCTAGTTGCGCCGCCGTTTGTGCGTCGGTCGCAGTGAAGAGGGGTTTGCTCTGCATGAATGACTGTACGGTGGCGAGATTCTGCTGCGCAACATAATTTTGTTGCTGCTCGTTTATCATCGCCTGGATTTTTGATTCCGCTACCCTTTCGGCCTCCTCCCTTGTTAGGTATTCCGGTGTCTCCGGTTCCGGTGGATAGTATCCCTCAAGCTGCCCCTGGCTTGCCGCATACAGGTCATCGATCCTCAAGCCGTACCCGTCCAGCCACTCGAGAGCGGTCTGTATCGGGTTGTCTTTCATCGCAAGATCCCACTCGATAGATCGCTCGGTAAGCTTTTCCGGTGTAAGCCCAAGCTCTTGGTATTCCTTCTCGTGTTTCTGATATACCTTGTGGACGCCCTCCGTCTCGGCTCGCATCCGGTCGACCTCGGCTCGTTTGCGGTCGTATTCCGCCTGCGTTTCGAACGCCCGTCGACTCAAGTATGCTTGAAGGACATGCGCATTTTCCGCCGTAGGATTGAGGAACGCCTCACGCTCCGCCTTGTTCATGTCGCGAGGAGGAGCAACCGCCCTGGGTACGTTTGCGGTTTCTTCCGTAGCCTGCGCTTCCGTTTGTTGCGATTCTGTCTCGATTTCCCGTTCGACCGTTGCTCGAGTCGGTTCGACTGAAGTGTCGGCCTTTTGCGCCTGCAATTCGTCGCCCATGTCGAAGCTTTTTTCTAGCGCTCCTCGAATGTTAAGCGTTGACTCGTGCCCATTGGATTCCGTTTCGACTGTGTTCTCATCCATTGTATCTGTCCCTTATTTGTTGGTTTATACGATTGATCAACGCCTTTTCGCGCTCTGCTTCCCGCTTTTCGGGAGAGTAGCCTCGATCATAAGCGTCACCGACCTCGATGACTCCGGCCGCCTTGTATGCCGCCCGAAGCTTCGATTTGCTTGTATATATTTCCCTGGGGTTTAGCGGGTTCTTGGTTGGTGGCATCTCGTCGCGAATGTATCCATGAGCTATATCCGCCGGTACTCTTACCTGTACTTCCTCGACTGGCACGACTTTGCATTGTACCGGACACCATTGAAACAGTTTGTGCTTTTCCATATCAATCCAACAAAGATATCAATAAAAGAACTTTCAATTTTCGCTTTTTGATTTCCTCTTTGCTTAAACCTTTATCCTTTGCGCTTTCAACTGACACCATCGTCCGCAAAGTTTCTGTAATGGTTTCGTCAATGCTCTTTCGCTTGCGCTTTTGCTTACCCTCCGCCGCATAGCGTTCTCGCAATATTTGCGCCGCTATCTTTTCCTCTTCAGCAAGTTGTTTTCGGCGATACCGTTTAGCCTTGTGTAAGATATCGGATAGGTCGAGCGGAGGACCGATCAATCGAGGGAGCGGTATCACGGTCTCGCTCGCCCGCCTGATACATTGGATGACCTGCACCGGCTGCGAAATGGTTGGCAACGGTATAACGGTGCTGACTACCCACGGTAAGCATATAATAGTCGCTGTTGTCGTTTGCGTTATCGTCGGCAAATAGAACGTTGTCGGAAAGCTGGAGAAGACGGCCTGAATCGTTTGAACTGGCTGCGTGATAGTCGGGAGACTAATGGAATAACCCGACGGCAAAAACACCGTCTCAAGAACTTGCTCGTCTACCGACAAGGGAACGGTAGGAAATTGGTCACGCGTCGCCGCGTTGCCATAATCCCAATTTAAAAAGCCGTCCCACTCTGATCCATAACTCATGAAAAGCCCACGCTGATAAATGAGTTGGTCGCTGCCGTTGTTGAATAATTGACACAAACGACCCACGAGTCGATAGATCCGGATGTCGGTGTCGCTGGCTGTAAAACTGTAAACCGTGCGCCACTGCCGACGATAGTGTCGTACACTGATGCGCCCTGTACGACGTCCTGACCATGCGACAAAAGCTCCAGCATATAAACGTATGTCGTGCCGCTGGTGCTCGATGCTGAACTAACTACGATATCCGTGATATCCTGAACTGCTGATCCTTGGTCCTCTAGCCGTAAAAAAAAGCACGATCCTGTAACGGCGCTGGCTGGTAGCGTTGTAACAAAGGTTCCCGTTGTAGGTGTGCCATCTTCTGCAACGTAGTCGACCGTGAACGATGGAGCCGTTCCGATAGGAGCTGCCAACATGATAAACGGGATGTATGCAACGGCTGCGTTGCTCTGTCCCATAACGGTACGCAAAAGAGGAAGCGTCCCAGCGGTGCGGGTAAAACGACTGCCCGTTAAATTGAAATCGCAGTAACCCACCTCATAGATGCGAGCGATTCCACCACCTGTCCCGCCAACGTTGGCGTATTCCAAGGACTGATTAAGTTGATCCTCTGATCCACAAAAGTTGATATCCTCTTGTGTGCTGCCAAAGGTTCCCGTTGCGAGCGGTAGAATCTGGAACGAGATATTGCCGCTGGTGCTGTTGGCTGCCGTTGTGTTGGAAGATGTAACGGTCGTTCCGATGTTATAAACACCGCCATACTCCGCAAGGTTTTGAATGATCTGATTTATGTTCATACAGGCTCAGGCACTAACCCTAAGTTTATGACCGTTGCTCCCGCCGCTGTCGTAAAAAAACGATACGCCGCTATAGTTTCCGTCGGCTCAATCAAATACGGCACCATCGTTTGACGAAAAAAGCTCATGTCCCACTGTGTTTTATTTTGTAACCCAATGTACAACGGCAAAAGCCCGTATACTTTCACCGTGCCCGTTGGAGAGCCCGTCGCTGTAATCGTGATGTCGGTTACGTCTCGAACGCCTTTGCTACCGCCTGGTGCGGTTGGTTGAAACATAAACGC